ACCATCAGTCGGTTGTGGATCATCGTCGTCGTCTCCGTTTGGGTTTGTTGCATCGATCCAAAACACCTAGCCGCTCGTCGATAACTCGCGGGGAAACGAGCGGTGCCCGCGAACGTGAGAAATCCGACGACCGCATGTCGTGCGGTGCGAATGTCACGCCATAAGTAAGGCGGGCGGGATGCCACAATCTGGGATCGCGGTACGCCCTTGGGGCACCGGAGGTTCCCACGGTGCCCCGCGTTCGCTGCGGAAAAACAGGCCCGCCACGCCGCTGCCCGCCCCGCCCCGCCCCGCCCCGGCCACCCCCGGCGGCGGCTGGCCCATACATACATGCCACCACGAGTTGACGTGCAAAATATCGGGTCGCCGTAGCGCATTCGTAATCAGGCTTGTCGCGCTCCAACTCGATCCCCGTAGCGCACCTGAAAACCTTCTTGTCAACCCTGCCACTCTGCGCGAAACCAGAGTCGCATGTACGCGCGAGTCATCGACTCAACACGCTGCTACGAGTGCTCGGCCCCTGCGGAGGTGGAGCATCACGTTGTCCCGCGATCTCGCGGCGGGACGATGACGATACCGCTCTGTGGTCGCTGCCACGGTCAGGCGCACCACTCCAGCCGGAACATGGCGATCGGCAGCCTCGTTCGGGACACTATGGAGGCCAAGCGGCGCAGCGGCCTCTGCATGGGGCCTCTGCCGTACGGTTTCTCCCTCGACGAAAATGGGCCCGTCAGTCGCAAGGGGCGTCCTGTCAGGCTGGTCGAGAATCCCGAACAGCAGGCAGTGATCAAAAGAATGTGGGCAGAGTGGGAGTCTGGGAAATCCATTCTGTCCATAGCGGCCGGGCTCAACGCCGACGGTGTTCCGCCACGCGGCGGCTCTGGGCAGTGGAGCGACAAGTCCGTTAGTCGAGTACTCAATAGGGTCGCTCGGGAGCGCGCAGACGCCGCCCTTGCCCCGCCACGGCCTGAACAGGCGTTCACCCCTATCGGATTACCCCCGGACGGCGACGGCCCTGTAATCGCACGCTAGCCACCTCAGAATCGATTTCCGGACTTAGGCCGGTCGAGCCATAAGCCTCTCACTGGAGGCGAGCATGGCTGGGTGGCACATCTGCGACGAGGACGAGTGGGAGGCCGAGGAAGACGCCTTCCTCCCGGTGCAGTTCATCGACGGCCCGGCGGTGTAACAAACTTGCTGACCGGCCACCTTTGGGCAGCAGTTCCGTTACGGCAGCCAGCGGTCTTCCAGATCCCCCTCGGGGAGCCTGCGCCCCTCGAAGTCGTCTTCCAGCGTCCGCACCGTGTCGTAGAACCACCAGATCGTCTCGACCACCCGGTAGGCCACGAAGCCGCCGATGAGCAGCAGGAACGCCAGCCAGTACTCCGGCTCGGGCACCACCACAGGGGAAAGTGCTGCGGCACCGAATGACATCTGCCCCTGTGCGCTGTTGAAGTTGCCCCGGCCCACCATGCTCACGGTCAGGTCTTCGGTCAGCCCCGTCGAGATGAACGACACGATGTAGTTCTGGTATGGAGAAAGGCTCACCGTAGTCCCTGACCCCGAGAGTTCAGAGGCGGTGATGTCTGCCGAGACAGGCCCATTGGTCATAAGCCAAAGGTCAAGTCGGTTACCATTGGCGTACTGATAGGGCACGGTCAAGGTAAAGCCCTTACCCTCGGCACTGGTGGTGACGTAGGAGAGCCCGCCAACGTAGTACCCGTTCCCCGTGTTGAAGATCGCCACGCCGGGATCACGAGCCAGTGGCGTAGCCGGTGCCGAGGCCGTCAGGGAGTAGTTGATCCGCCCTGCCCCGCTGGTGACGTTGGCTTGCAGGGTGCCTGCATTCCAGACACCCCAATCCTCGTACTCACTCAGCCGCTGCCGAATCTCGGAGTCGAACGTCTGGGCGGTGCCGGTGATCGTGCCAGCCAGTGCCATGCCAGCACCGAACAGCGAGAAGGCGAGACCGAGTACTGCGGCACACGCCAGTGCGAGAGCGAACGCGAGTGATCGAAGCATGCAGCACCTCAGTGTTGGGAGAGAAGGTGCTCGGTGCAAGGCTTATGGCCCGACCGCAAACATCACGAACATGCGTTTTGCGCGTGGATATTGCATCCGGCTGAACGCTTGACCACCGCGCTATGATCGGGGAGGTTCGTGAAGTCCCCAACACCAAGGAGATGATTCAGATGATCAAGGCAGAAGTGTTCGGCAATGTCGGTCAGGCCCCTGAACTCAAGCAGACCAAGGGCGGCAAAGACATGTGCCGCTTCAGCGTGGCCTCTACCAAGAAGATCGAGGGCCGTGACCCCGTAACTTCATGGGTCAACGTCCTGTGCTTCGACGAGATGGCCGCTCTCGTCGCCGAGAAGGTCGGCAAGGGCGATCGGGTCATGGTGACCGGGCGGCTCGAAGTCGAGAAATACGAGAAGGACGGCGTCGAGCGAACCTCGGTGACCGTCATGGCTGATGACGTCGGCATCTCGCTGAAGTGGCCGAAGCGGCAGGGTGCCGGTGCCGCCAAGTCCGAAGGCGAAGACTGGGGTGGATTTTAAGGTCTGACCTGCAAGGACGCAGGTGTTGGGGGCCAGCCGCCCGGAGGTCACTGTGCCGGGCGGCTGGCTTTCCCGTTCGCGATTCGCGAGTCGCGGACATCCCTTTCGCAGAAGGAGTTGCGATGGCAATCGACCGTGAAGCGATAGCCGAGATCGACGAGGACGTGCTCCTCGCTGACGGTTGGGACGAAGCCTTCATCGGGCTCACCGACAACCACCTACGCCCCATTTCCGCCGTGTACTCCATCGACAAGATCGTCCAGATCATGGTCGAGAGGGACGGCATGTCTTACGACGACGCAGAAGAGTATGCAGCCTTCAACATCACCGGGGCCTACGTCGGAAAGCACACCCCCGTCTACGTCCGAGCAACTGGACTCGTTGCGGCAGCAGAACCAGAAACTCCGGCTGGAGATCGAGCGGTTGAGGGACTGCCTTATCAAGGCGGGCTGGCCGCTCCCCTGACCAGCGAGTACCGAGAGGCGATCCCGCAGGATCGGTTCGACATCGTCGAGGTGCTGGAGAAGTACTGCCACGAGTTCGACGCCAGCCAGATGCGGGCCATCTGCGACCGGGCGGCTCGGGTGATCAAGCAACTCCGCCAGTGCGTGCTCGCCTACAAGGAACGCAAGTCCTTGGCAAAGCAGGTCGAGGCCCTTGAGCGTCGTCTGGAGTCAGCCGACGCAGCCCTGTTCCGCTCGATGGAGAAGTGATGCACACCGACGAGTTCCAGTGGACAACCGCGTGGCTGGTCTTCACGACGTACTTTGTCGTGGACATCCTCTACGCCCGCTACATCACAGAGGTCGCCAAGAAGCGTGCCTTCCGGGCTGCGGTGATCTCCTGTTTCCTCTACTCCCTGCTGGCGTACGGGGTGATCTCGTACAGCCGCAACACGCTCTACCTCGTGCCGCTGGTGTGCGGGGCGTTCTTGGGTACCTATGTCACCGTGAGGTTCCAGCGATGAGCGACATCGTCACCCGGCTCCGCACTTGGGTTCACGGCCGCACCGCCGCGCCCGTCGGCGACCTCTTGGATGAGGCGGCTGACGAGATCGAGAGCATCCGAGCCGACTGGCCCGAGCAACTGAAGTCCTTGGTGAAGGAACGTGACTACTGGATGCGCACCGCAAGGGCGTTCGACGAGCACCTCGCCACGCTTCGGGTCGCGATGATGGAGCACCCCACCGTGCGATTCGGTGCAGCAGAGAGCCGCGAAACGGTACCGCAAACCGCTGGCCCTGCCCCCGCTGCTGACGGCACTGACTGGCCGACGAGCAGGGCGGGGCCGGTGGCGTGGGTCGTCGCTCTCGGCGGCGACGGGCTCATCATCGACGGCATCTTCCTGCGGAAGGCGCAGGCGGACGAAGCGTGTGCGTGGAGGAACGAGCACACCTCCTACGGGGCGAGGATCATCCCACTCTACGAAGAGTCGCACTCCTGCCCGCACGTTGTGGGCCGCACAACGCAGTACTGCTCCCTCACGCCGTTCACGCTCAGCGACAAGGAGCGGGAGGCGATCAAGGAAGCGGTCTTGGGATACAGCGAAAACGACGATGACGATGAGTGTGCGTCTATCGCCGCCACGCTCCGCTCCCTTCTGGAGAGGCTTTGATTTGCTTGTGACCGATATACCGGAGGCATACGCGCGGGACGCCAGATAAAGCAGACATCCTCACAGACGCCCCGAACGTATGCACAAAACTACTAAAATGGAGCAAATTGACATATGACTGGGGACATCCTCGAACGCATCAAGTCGTGGGTCTACACGCCCAACCTGTACCAGACGCAACTCGACGCCGCAGCCGAGATCGAGTCCCTGCGTACCGAAGTACTGAAACTCCGGGCCCTGCTCCGATACGAGAAGGCCCGGGTCGACCTCATTGAGGGCGAAGCCTACGAGTGGCGCAAGACCGCCGAGGGCGTGAGGGAGGAACTCTATGCCGCCAGCATCAAGAGCCGGTTCGGCAAGTCCGAGGACTAATAATCTTTCTTCATCTGGCGAATGTTCTGCACGGCAGCGTTCGTCTGCTTGTGCTGCGCCTCGATTTCAGCGGCAGCCTTGGCCTGATCGGCGGGCGTGACGTTCTCGCCAGTGAGTGCTCCGGCTATCTTCGGGAACGTGAGTGCCCCGACTCCCCAAGTGATCGGCGAGGCCGCCTCCTGCCCCGCCTCCTTTGCGAGGAATCTCGGAGCGTCGTCCGCAAGTGACCGCAGCACGCCTCGTCCAATCCCACCGGACGCCACGTTGAACATGACCTTCGGGGCGAACGATGCACCGAGCGAGGCGGCCGTAAGCGGGTCGGCGATTTCGGTGCCCATATCAAAAGCCCACCCGAGAGCAGGCGAGTAGCCACGTCCGACCGACTTGCCATAGGTAAAGACGTCGGGCGTCTCTGATGCTTGAGCGGTGAAGTGCTTCAGATTGTCGATCGAGTCCTGCCGGAGTTGCGGGTCTTGCAGTCCGTTCGGCACGAGCGGGCTGCCTCGACCGACTGCGTTGCCGCCCCACTCCGCCTGCTCCGCTTTCTCTAGTTGCGGCGGGAAGTTTGCGACCCACTTCGCTACCGCGCCGACCGTCCCGTCGATTCCGTGCGCCTCGCCACCCCAAGCACCGGGAGTCCTGCCAGCAGCCTTAGCCGCCCTGCCCCACTTATCGAACGCGCCCATCGCCTGACCGAGCACGCCGTCGCGGTTGTTGTTCCACGAGTTGAGCAGCGTGGACGGCTGGCCGATCCACTGGTGCTGCGGGTAGGGCGAGCCCCCGAAGAACGTCGAGTGCCGCGTGGGCATCTGTGAGGCGGTGTTGTAGTCGTGCCCAGCGTTCGCGAGGTTCCAGTCGCGCTCAAACCCCGGCGGCGCAGACCCGTGGCTGAACTGTTCAAGAGGTTTGGCCTCCTCACCCTCGCGGTAGTTCGCCCCGCCGATCAGGTCGTCGATGCTTGCGACCGGCCGCCTGCCGACCGCTGCATTCAGGAGGTTGGAGTCCCGCAGGGCGGCGTAAGCCTTCTGGTCGCCCGGCCCGAGCAGGTAGTCCGGCATGAAACGATTGCCGCCCAGCGCATCCCGCTCGTCGGCGGTGATCCCGCGCGGGTGGCCTTGGGCTGACTGTGCGATCTCGCCGTCAAGGGCCTCAACGACGTCCCAGTACATCGGCTCGCCAGAGCGAGAGATCAGGATATCAGCCAACTCCTCCGGGTCGTGATCGGGCATGTGTCGCCCAATCATGTCTACGAGCCCGCGCCGGGCGTGTGCTGCGCCTTCCTGCATCCATGCGTCGTTCGGATTTCCCATGTCGGTGTTATGGCCCCCTGCTCCATAAGCATGTCAGCCCCTAGCGAGCAAGGAGGTGGACATGAGGAGCGCATGCATTGCGCTGCTCGCTCTGGCACTCTGCCAGACCGCGAGTGCCGAGCCGAACAGGCTCATCAAGACCGAGTGCGACGGCGGCGTGTGTCGTCGCGTCACGGTTGGGAGCGCGTGGGAATACAAGGTGGTCGACCTGACCAACGCGATTCGCAGGCGTCACGGGCTGCGACCGCTCAAGGTCACCGAGAAGGCGATGAACTTCGCCCGGGGCTGGAGCGGCACGCAGGCGCGCGTCGGAAAGATGTACCACAGCCAAGCCCCCGGCTGGGGCGAGAACGTGATTTGGAACTACAAGTCGCCCGAGGCGATGGTCGATGCGTGGTACGCATCCCCGGGCCACCGCAGGAACATTCTGAACCCCAACTACACCGAGATCGGCGTTGGCGTGGTGATGCGCGGCAATCAGCCGTACGGCACGCAGGTGTTCAAGTGAACTACCTCGTTGACGAGTGCTTCCGGGCCGAGGTGGAGAAGTACCACTGGAGCCTTCACGCCAGTAGCGGGAGATGGATTGCGCGCCGGGGCGAATGCCGTGGCGTGCGGCTTCACCAGTACGTCTGGCGACTTTCCGGAAGGCCCCTGCCGTCTGGTGAGTTGTCGATCGACCACATCAACCGCGACCCGTCCGACAACCGTCTAGAGAACCTGCGGCTGGCGACAGCAAGGCTCCAGACCCTGAATCGGCAAATGCCGAGGCGTGTAGCGGAGTTGCCCTGCGGAGTGTCGCTCGATTCGCGACGGCCAAAGGCTCCGTACCGCGCAAAGATTCGCTTCGACGGCGGAGTGCGGCACCTCGGCTACTTCGCCACGCCCGAAGAAGCATCCGCCGCCTACGAGGCCGAACTAGCCCGACAGATCGAGATCGAAGAAGCCCGAGTACAGGAGATTCTCAATGTCCATTGAAGACGAAGACATCATCGACGACGCCCCCGAGGTGGACGACTCCCCGGAGCAGGAAGCCCCAGAGGTCGAACAGGCCGAGGTCGAATCCGAACCGGAGCCGCAGGCGAATCCCGAGCAGTCGATCTGGAGCGCGTTCCGCACCCTGCCCGACTTCCAAGGCGTGGACGATGACCGGGAGATCGCAACCCGGCTCTACCAAGCACTGGAGCGCGAGAAGCAGGCCAGCCATGCGCTGGCCCAATATCAGGCATTCATGCCGTACACGCAGGAGTATCTCGCAAACCGCCCCGACTACCAGCGGTGGCTGGACTCTCGCAGCAACCCGCAGCCCGCGCCGCAGCAGGCTCCCGCTCCACAGCAGTCCAAGCAGGACTCGTGGTGGTCGCCGCCGGAACTCCGCGACGCCTACAAGCGGTACATCGTCAAGGACGAGAACGGCCGGGACTCCATCCACCCGGACGCTCCGCTCGATGCGAAGCACGCCATCACGGAGTACTTCCAGTACAAGCAAAACTTCGCCGAGAAGTTTTTGACCAACCCGGAAGAGGCCCTCGCCCCGATGGTTTCGCGGCTTGCCCAGCAGCAGGCCCAAGAGATGATTCAGCGGCAATTTGCCGAGGTTCAGCGACATCAGTACGTCGCGACCCTCGAAGAAAAGAACCGCGATTGGCTGTACGACAAAAACGGAAATGTCTCACCGGAAGGTGAGGCGGCCAAAAACTACATCGAGCAGGCAAAGAGCCTCGGCATCTCCTCACCGGAGGCCCGCTGGAACTTCGCCTTACAGATGGTCGAGCGCGACCTACTGCATCAGGCTCGCAGCGCAGACGCGAGTGCAGCACAGCAGCAGGCGTTCCAAAGCCAACTCCCGCAGCAGCAGTACTCGGCACCACCGGCCACCGCGCCGACGCCGAGGCAGTCTCCTGCGGAAGCCAACATGGAATACCTGCGGCGCGCTGCATCTCGAACGGCCAACAGGGCCGGTGTGACGACCAACAGTCCCTCGGCCGGACGCCGTGGGATGAGTTTTGAAGAACAACTGCGACAGACACTCGAAGGCGACGGGCTGATCTAAGCCCTCAACAAGGAGACACGGCATGGCGTCGGCGACTGATTGGGCACGCGCTATTGGTACGACCATCACGAACTACCTTCGTGAGGAAGAGGTCAACGTACTTCGGAAGTTCCGCGTCTTCGCCTCGCTCGAAGGCAGCGGCAACGTGCTGACCAATCAGAGCGGCAGGGGCTTCTCGTGGGAAGTTCGTTTCCGCAACCAGCCTGTCTCCGGTAACAACGGAGAGACTCCGCGTACCTTCAGCCGCCAGAACCTCTGGAAGACTGCAAAACTCGATTACAGGGGCTACCAAGTCACCGACGCGATCTACCGTCGTGAGATGCTGGAGAACCGTGGTCAGCAGGCTCTCATCAACGTCGCGGGCAAGATGGCCTCGCGTCTTCAGGGGTCGATGGAGCAGCACCTCAGTCGTGAGGTGTACGTTGACGGCGACGCCGTCGGTAACGAACTGCGATTCCAAGGGCTTGACACCCTGTTCGGGTTTGACGGCACGGTCGATGTGACCACGGGTGCCCGCAACACCACGGCCAAGGCCGCCGACCCGTTCTGCTGGGCCAAGGACAACTACGCCGGTCTCTCCACCGAACTCGGTGCCGAGGCGGGTTCGCAGTTGGAGAAGGGCTCGTGGCCGAACGTCGCGTGCGACCCGGAGTATGACTACTACACCCCGATCATCGTGAACTACACGTCGTCCTTCTTCAAGGGTCAGACCCCGACGTGGAAGGATCAGTGCGTCGAGGCTGTGCGCGAAGGCATTCATCAGGCCAAGCGCAATGATTCCAAGGCCAGTGCTATTGATCTCGTGATGCTCGATCGACGCATGTTTATTGACTATATGAACAGGCTCGACTCGAAGGAGCGCACGATCGTCACGAAGACGAACGGCCTCAAGTCTTACGGCTTCAGTGACGTATTCGAGCAGGACGGCTGTGAAATTTCGACCGAGTATGCCGTTCCCACGGGCTGCGGCTACGGTCTCTCGATTGCCAACATGTACCTCCACTGCATGGAAGGTCAGTTGATCACGGCCGAGGGCCCTTACTATTCGGAAACGAACCAGAGTTACCGATACGTCGCCAGCGTTTTGGCAAACATGCGTTTCGCAAGTCCTCGCAACTTCTTTAAGTTGGTCGACGCCAAGGGCACCTGATCCACACACCTCTCTCTCAGCAGGAGATATTCGACGATGAGTTACGTTCTCGATCCCGGTTTCGGTCGCGGTCAGGTTCTCGGCACCCTGTGGGTTCACCCCATTGAGAAGACGAGCACCCTGACCGGCCAGTCGCAGACCAACACGAAGAAGCAGTTCACGGACGTCCACGCCAAGACCGGCGCGGTGCTCTCGAACGAGATCGTGACCTGCGTGGCCCTGAAGAACACGACCGGCGGCCCGCTCACCCCCGGCACCGAAGTCACGCTGCGTGGCTACAAGGGTGTCGTGGACGAGTACCTCGCCAAGCCGGTCGTGGCTGACGAGGTCTTCTGGCTGGTCATCGACGGCCCGACTCAGAAGCCCCTCAACACCCGTGTCTCGTACCTCGTCTCTGGCACCTCGACACCGCGCCTGTTCATCAACGTGGACGGCGATGAAGTGCCGGAGGATGCCGAGAACATGCCCGCCGTTCGCGTTGGCACCGAAGACGCCGACACGACCACCACGACCCCGACCACCCCCACCGTCCCGTGATCAGGAGACCCTCGATGCGTTTCGCTCTCGTTGCTCTGATCCTCGCTGTGGCCCCGGTGGCGTTTGCTGAAGACACCACCGATGCCCGTGACCGCCCGGAGATGAAGCACCAGATTCGTCAGGTGAACAAAGATAGTCGCGAGAAGCGGCTGGCCGCCCGGGCCCGCTTCCACGCGAAGAAGTTGGAGACCCGTGCCGCTGCCCTCCGGGGCGAAGACGGCAAGAAGTGATCTTCAGTCAGGACTAGTACTGACTGACCTTGCGGGCGGCGGGATGGCAGGAGGCCGCCCCGCCGCTCGTTTCATTAAGTGACGCAATGGCACAGCCCGACCTGAACGAACTGATGCCGGAAGACAAGGGCCGAAGGCAGCACGACCCTTCGTGGTCTGTGTCTTACCCCGGCGGCGGCAGCACCAGTGCCTCCTCGTCCAGTTCGTACGACTACAGCGGGCAAGACCTCCTCTACAAGATTGGCGACGACCTCTCGCAGACGAGCGCAGCCCGCGCCGCCGCCTTGGCGAAGGGCGACATAGAGACGGCTCTTGCCACCGGCAGGCGCATTGCCGACCTGACTGCATACATCAACGCATACACGTCCAGCGGCGGTTCTGGCGGAGCATACGACGGCGTGTTCGGGGAGGTCGTGCCCAAGGTGCGGCTGACCAGCCGGTCGTCATCGAACTCGTTCAGCAGCCCGAGCGGCGGGTCGCAGGCGCACGGTGGGCGAGTACTTCAACTCGACTAAGGAGAGATCGTAATGGGCTACCTCGACAACGAAGGCATCGACTGGACGCTGCGTGATCGCGAGCGCGCCATGCAGCAGCAGGCGTTCGAGGCGCAGCAGCAGGCCAACCGTTCCGCCGCCGCCGCCAACTCGTACGTCGGCTACAGCGGCTTCCTGCATAACTCCATGAACCACGCGCCTGCGGCGGTGGAAGCGCAACGCTACGCCGATCGCGCCAACTTCAACTCCAATCAGGCTTCTGGCGACTCTGCTTACGCCGCTCGGGCGCAGACTGCGGCCCGTGAAAGCAACCTGATGAAGCATGAGGCGGCCCGGCGTCAGTACGACTCCGAGACCGGCCGGTATCAGGCGGAGACCGCCCGCCATGACTCGGACAACCAACTCAAGGCCCAGATGGGGCATGTCGGCGCGCTGAACAACATGTCGTCCCAGATGGGCAACATGCTCAGCGGCGGCGGTGGAGTTCAGCAATCCGCGCCGGGGATCGACCTGTACGGCGCAGGCGGTCAGCGGATCGGTGGCTCTGGCAGACCACAGAGTCCGCTACAGAGCCTTCTTAACTAAGTCCGGTTGTTACCGGACGCTCGGGGCTCACGCAGCGGGGACGCCTGCTGCGTGAGTTTCTTCTGGAGGGAAGAATGAGCGACAAGGTTTGCAGTGAGTGCGGGGACACACGCCCCGATGATGCGATCCACTTTCCGCTGTACCAGAAACAGTACACGCGGTGTTTGGCTTGCGTCGCCAAGCGGCGGAAGATGGCGGCTCTCCAGAAGGAAGAGTACCGCGCCCGCAAGATGGGCAAGATCGAGAGCAAGGCGGTTGACACGCTGATCTCTCAAGCCCGTCAGGGTGGAGCAACCGTGCCGCACTCGGCCGAGTTGCTTGAGAACCTCATGGAGTACTTCGGCGGCACCGCCGGATTCTCCTCCATGATGCTGAAGAACTATTTCGACGCGAAGCCGGGCAGTGCCACCCGCACCAAGATGCTCGAACTCATCACTCGCCTCGTGACCACCAACGCCGAGCAGGGCGGCTCGAAGAAGCCGATGACGCTGTGGACGGACGAGGAACTCAACGCCGAGATCGAGCAGCGGCTCGTGGAGGCTGCGGCCAGCGTGTCATTCCCGGCGCGGCCAGCATTGGAGGTGGAACATGCAGCCGTTGCCCCGGCCAACTCCCAAGCCGAGTAAGTTCGCCCAAGACCGTCTCCGCGAACTACAGTCGGAGATCAGCGAGCGGCGGATCGAGGCCCTCAAACTCTACACGCCGTCGGCGTTGCAGGAGGAGGTTCACGCATGCACCACCTCGGAAGTGCTCGTGATCGGCGGCAACAGATCGGGGAAGTCGCTCTGCACATTCGTCGAGGACGCTCGCGCCGCAACGGGCCAAGACCCGTACGGCAAGTACCCCGAGAAGGACGGCATGCTGGTCATCATCGGGAGGAACTGGACGCACATCGGTCTGGTGTGTGTGCCCTACCTCCTGAAGGCCGGGGCGTTCAAGATCATTCGGGACGAGCAGACGAATAAGTGGCGGGCCTACGACCCCTCCCGGGACAGCGCAAGAAAGCATCTCGCCAAGCCCGCCCCGCCGCTGATCCCTCCGCGAATGATCAAGAGCATCTCGTGGGTGCTCAAGTCGGCTAACTACTGCAACCACATCGAACTCCACAACGGCTGGAAGATTCAGTTCTTCTCCGCCGAGGGGGAACCTGCGCAGGGCTATTCTTGCGATCGTTTGCACCTCGACGAGGACGTAGGGAACGACAGCATCCTCGCCGAAGCGCAAGCCCGTCTCGCTGACCGCAAGGGCCGCCTGTGCTGGTCGGCCATGCCGCACTCCCGGTCGGAGTCTCTGATGAGCCTCTCCGAGCGCGCCGACAGGGCAGCGGAGGCGGGAGACCCCAATCCCAGCATCAAGAAGTTCACGCTGCGATTTCTTGATAACGCTTGGATCGATGGAGAAGAAAAGTCGAAGATGATCGAGCGGTGGGCAGCACAGGGCGAAGACGTCCTGCGAATGCGCGCCGAAGGCGAGTTCATCACTGACTCGGTGATGGTGTACCCCAACTTCGCCATGCCCATTCACGGGCTAGAACGGAGCGCACTCCCGAATGGCGCGACCATACCGGAGGACTGGACGCGCTACGTCGCCGTTGACCCGGGGCACGCCGTGACCGCCGCCCTGTTTGCGGCCGTTCCGCCCGACAACTCCATGATCCTGATCTACGACGAACTGTATATCCGGCAGTGCTCTGCCTCGATCTTCGGGGAGCGGTTCGCCAAGGCGTGCGAGGGGCAGTCGTTCTACCAGTGGATCATCGACATGCACGGCGGCCGGATCACCGACATCGGCTCTGGCCGGGCGGTGGTGGAGCAGTACATGGAGCAACTTCGGAACTACAACCTGCGCTCCCGCACTACCGGGGCCGGGTTCTTGGCTGGGTGCGACGACATTCAGGCCCGAACGTCGGCGGTTCGCACCGCACTGCACATTCGCACGGACGGCACTCCGAGGCTGCGAGTGCTACGGGGCGCGTGCCCGAACCTTGAGAAGGAGTTGCGTCGGTACCGCAAGAAGACGCACTTCGTGAACGGTTTGTCCATTGTCAGCGACGAGCCGAACACTCGCGGTGAAGTGCATGCATGCCAGTGCCTTGAATACATCGTCGCGTCCAATCCGAGGTACCACCTCCCGGTGAAAAAGGACGAGACAGACACGACACCCAAGTGGATAATTGACTACCTCGCGCGACGCAATAAGAACCGGCCTGCGTCCTGCGTGTATCTAGGGCCGGAATCCGAGAGCCTTACCAGCAAGGAGGACTACGTTGGCAGCCTCGAATGGCAGTGAATTCCCAACCCAGACTGTTGAACTGGGTGACATGGTTCTGTTCTACGACAACCCGCAGAACCCATCTGACCCGTGCGTCGGCTGGGTTTCCCGCAGGCCGGGAGTGAACACGGTCTACATCCTGACCTTCTCGCCCGACACCGGGTTCGTGGAGAAGCCCAGCGTCCGGCACGCCGACGACCCGGGCCTCCTCGACAACACGGCATGGCGGCAGTGGGGCTGCTGGCGGTTCCACCCGGCAACCGAGGCTCTCAAGCGTCTGAACACGCTTATGCCGCAGGTTGTTCAGGTTCTGGCCCGAAGCAGCAAGAAGGGGGACTGACGCCATAACAGGCGTACAGGAGGCTCGCGATGGCGGAAGACTTAATGGAGGACAAGGGCGACGGCGAGGACATGAAGCAGACCTCGCTCAACCCCAACTCCCCACTCCGGCCCATCGCGCAGGCGTGGCTGAAGAAGATCAGTGCGGCCAAGCGGGCCAAGTCCGCGTTCGACTCGGACGCCCGCGAGGCCATGCACTTCTTCGACGGCGGGCCCCGCTGGTTCTTCGAGAACAGCGTCAAGGGTCAGAACCTCATGTCACGGCCAACTCCCGCGCCCGCGTTTCGCCTCACGGTGAACCGGGTGTGGGAAGCCGTGAAACTCATTGGCGCGGTGATCTACAACCGCAACCCAGTGCGCACGGTCACGCCCCGGAAGTTCCCGGTGATCCCACCAGAGATGGTGGGAGTCGATCCGAACGCCTATCAGGTTGACCCAATGACCGGGCAGCCGATGCCCGACGAAGGCGTGATGCGTTTCATGCAGGCGTCGCAGGCCATCGGCATGGCTGACCAAGCCAAGGAGATGCAGGCCGAACTCCTTGAGACCTATCTGAACTGGACGCCCGTCGAGAACAACCTCATCTCGCATGGCAGGCAGGTTGTCGACGAGGGGATCATCAAGGGCGGCGGCGTCCTGTGGACAGAGGCGGTCGAGCAGCCCAACGTGCCGCCCGCAGAGCCCACGCTCGTCATCGGCTCATTCTTCGACTCGATCGACAACCTCCTGCTCGATCCGGATGCGCAGGTCATCGAGGAGATCAACTGGTGCGCCAAGCGATGCACGCTCCCGATTGATCAGGTCTGCCGCATGTTCGGCCTCTCGCGGGCCGACCTCAAGCCGAACCTCGAATCGTACGAGTCCACCTCCAAGCACACCGACGATCGCTACGGCGACGGGCGGCCGGGCAAGAAGCGCACCGGCAAGACAAACGACCTCGTGCAGTTCTGGAAGATTTGGAGCAAGTGCGGGTTCGGCGACCGGCTGAAGGACGCCAAGAAGGAAGACCGTGGCACGTTCGACCCGCTAGGCGACAACGCATACATCGTTGTGGCAGAGGGCGTGGACTTCCCGCTCAACGTCCCGCCGTCTGTGATGGACGAGGAACTGGATCAGGACGGCCTGCCGCAGTCGCTGCGAGTCCGGGCGTCATGGCCCATTCCGCTGTGGGCCGACAATGGCGGGTGGCCGTTCACGATGTGGGCTCCTCACCGCAAGCCAAACTCGCTCTGGCCCGTGTCTCACATCCGGCCGGGCATCGGAGAACTTCGCTTCCTGAATTGGGGAATGAGTTTCCTGATGACCCGCATTGCCGTCTCGTGCGAGACGATGATCGGCGTCTCGAAGGCGGCGGACACAGACCTCAAGGATCAGATACTCGCCCCATCCGAGAACGGCTTCAAACTGATCGAGGTCAGCGAGTCGCTTGGCCGATCAGTGAACGACATCATCTCCGTGTTCCAGACGCCGGGCGTCACGAGGGACATGTGGGAAATTTTGGCTGCCGTCGGCGAGCAGTTCGACAAGCGCGTCGGGCTCACGGAACTCGTGTACGGCTCCTCGCGGAACCAAATGCGATCGGCCAGCGAGGCGTCGATCAAGCAGTCGAACCTCTCTATTCGGCCAGACGACATGGCCTCGAACTTCGAGCACTTCATGTCGCTCGTTGCACGCAAGGAGGCGATGGCCGCGCGGTGGCTCCTGCAACCCAAGGACGTTGCTCCCGTGCTCGGCCCGCTGGGCGCAGAGGCGTGGGCCATGCACATGTCCCCCAAGGACGGCATGGACTTCTCCGCCATCACGCGCGAGTTCGAGTACTCCATCGAGAGCGGCTCGGCTCGGCGGCTAGACAAGCAGGCTTCGCAAGACCGCATGGGCATGGCGTTCCAGACGCTCGCCCCGCTGCTCCAGCCCCTTGTCGCTGCTGGCGTAGTCGGCCCCATGAACGCCTTGCTCACCGAATGGGCGAAGGCAAACGACCTCGATCCCACTCCGTTCCTGCTTCCACCGCCACCCCCGCCGCCGCCAATGCCTCCCCCCGGAGAACCGGGTCTCCCTCCCCCCGCCGGGGGTAACGCTTCTCAAGAAGAAGGCAGCGGCGCGGGGGTGGCCTCGCCTGAAGGAGTCCCGAATGGTTGACATCGATCTTCCGCCCGACATCGCGAACGCTAGTGCGGAAGTGCAGCGGCACTACCGGAAGATGATCTCTGACGGCCAGACGCCCCGCTGGGCGGAGATGTGCGCGCTCCAAGCCGCACCGGCAGTCCACGGCACGAACGACTCGTGGATGAAGGGCCGGAAGAACGGCGAGTGGCTCGATGGGCTGCCGACCAAGCAGGCCAAGTGGATGCTCAAGGAGGCCAAGGCCGCCGGGATCAGCACCGAGGGCAAGTTTTACATGAGTGGGATCGCTGATAAGCGGTGTCACTTGGATGCCGAGGCGTGGGTCTCCGACCGCGAGGACGTCCTCCGGGTCGCCAAGAAGCGGAAGTTGGAACTCCGGGGGCAGATCAGTTATCAGCCGCCGGAGGGCGTTGCCCCGCCCAAGCGGGCAAATGGGTTGAATCCACGACTGGTCAGGGAACTCGCCAAGAAGGAGGTGCGGGAAAATCCGGGCACCACCCTACGGGCGGCAGAGCGTCGGATCAGGGAAACCCACACCCCGCACTGGAATAAGAAGTCCTGACGCGACCGCCGCAGCCGGGGCCATAACACCTGCACACAAGCAGGAGAGGCCCATGCCAAGCAAGGTTGAGCGCGGAGGCGGCAGTTACGCCGTAGATTTTAAGGCCGACGGCTCCGGCACGCTCGTGCAGTTCTCCGCCTGCTCTGGTGCCATCCTGCTCGTCGAGGAAGGTGCTGGCACGCTCGAACTGTGCTGTGTCGCCAAGCCCGGCGACGAGCCCGCCCCCCTGCTCAATCAGGAGGCCCAGCCCGCAACTCTCGCGGTGGCTGACGGTAAGGCTTACGAGTTGCCCCACGCCATCTACGCCGCAACGTACATCGTAGTCCGGGGTGCCGACGTCAAGGGAACTCTGATGGTCAAGGGGTGAGCCGTGGCCGACCTCTACCTCGCGCCCTGCCAAGACCGAACCAAGGGTGGGTACGTCCCGCCTCCACCTCCGGACATCGTCACCTACCGAATCCTCGCCGAGACCGGCGAAGTACTGAACACCGAGCGGGGCGACAAACTCCGAACTGAACAGCAGCAGTAATGGCCGACGTCAAGATCACAGCACTGCCGACCGGGGTAGCCACAGCGACCAGCATCGTGCCGGTCGTGAACGGCACCACCACGCAGCGCGTCACCGTCAAGAGCATTGTCGATCTCGCCACTGCCGCGATGCCGAGCGGCACGGTAGACACGACTGCCACTGGCCCGATCACCGGCCTCACTGCCTCGCCCAACCTTCCGATCCAGCAGTGGTCGGAGGAGATGGCCCTCAAGGCTGCGTTCAAAGACACGCCCGTCACGTTCACTCGCGTGGACATTCAGGGGCCCGGCGATCTTGGCGACTTCGGCGGCGGTGCGGGTTGGTTGAGTTCGACCTCCGCCATCTTCGGGACGCTGCTCTACGGCTCCGGTGGCCCGATTCGTGCTGGCGGTGCTCCCGGCTACGAACTTCCGACGCCGACCAAGCAAGGCTACCTTCGCGCCGACCTAGACCCTGCGAGCGGCTGGTACTTCGCCGAGCCCGTGATCGTAAGTGACACCGCTCCACCGACCCCTCCGGGCGATCCCGCCCTGCCGACCATCTGGGCCAAGCCTG